GCGAAAATTTAACTGCTGAAATTCCAACCATCTCTGCAGTCAAATCCCCCTCCACACTACCAAAACCCCGGAAAATTGGACCATAATTCATGGCCGGAATGTATTCACCTGTTTCGGTTTGCATTGGGGAGCGTTTGAGGAACTGAATTTTTTCGGGAATGAAACCCTGGCAACTCATAGCCGGTTCCACGGACAGGACATGCCCGAAGGCTTCTCCTGAGCGAACTATGAGCTCCTGGACAACTTGCCACGACGTTATCGTATGCTTCAGCTGGGCGAAAATTGCCACCGCAGCTTGAGCAACCATGTACATGGCGACGTGATTCAGGATCGTTGTCAACACTGTTCCTGAACCCTCAAAAAGGGATGCCATTGTTATATCACACCAATGGTCTTCATTCTCTGGATTCGCTAAGCGGATTGTCTTTCCACATTGGCTCACGAGGCCCAAGGCTAGCTCGGGCGAAAACTTCGAGAGTAACAAATAGATTAAGCCAAAAACTCCTCCTTTGTTTCCGGAATCACAGCTTGAGATGTCCACGTTGAACGCGAAATCTACGCCGTTGATGTTACCGGTCCAAACGCTATCGTCAGAGTAGATGAGTATGTATACTTCATCTCTCCGTTGCATAGCATGGATTAGGTCTTTGAAACACTTAGTCAACTTTGTGGAAGATGGTTTTGCGAATATAGTGACCTTGAATGTAATGCCGTTGTTCTTGAATTCCCTCATACCGTCCAAACAAACCTTTGCAAACTCCGGCAATTCATTAGCATACATGCAACCTCCACCATACGTCACGAACAATCTGGGCACTTTACCCACCTTTGCGAATTCCTTCTTCACCTTAGCTTCGACCTGCCTTACCATGATTTCCTCCGCTGAGTGGACGACTTCCCTTTCAACAAACATCTTTCGTAGAGCTTTCTTGACGTGAGTGATGTTAGACAACCACGTGCGTGAAGTTGCTAAATTCTCATACGTCATAAAGTCGATACAAGCCTCCCTGTATATCCACTTTGGATGAGTGTCGGCGTAAGATGTGAGTTTTGGGTAGTTAAAATCCTCCATAAGTCGGGAAAAACCCACGGCCATCTGATTCTTTAGTTCCCATTGGTCGATTTGTTCCAGCCAGCGTGCGCTAGCATGCGGGCTGGACAAAGTGGAGCGACCCACAGTCATACCGAAGAAGCGATTTGCTTCCGTACGGATATAATTGCGGTAAAAGGGAAGTGGCAAACCATTGGGGAGGTCGACAGCGAATTCTCGAGCGATCGCTTGGTTAGCAGAGGCGAGTCCCACTTCGACGCCAGCATAAACTTTGGGTCCATGTGGCGTTCCAGCGGCATCGATCTCTCGAGGGTGGTATCGAGGATTAAGACGAGCAATCGTCAAAAAATCTTTGTGGTTTGTGAAATAACCAGTGTTCGCATCCAGAATATGGAAAAACATGGAATATTGAACACCAGTCAAGAAATCATCGTACTCCAGGGACTCACGGGCTCCACACATACGCTTAAGTGCCTTGCAGGCATTTGTAGCGTTGACTGAATAAGTCTGGAAACTTGAGACCCTGGGTCCACTGAACCCAAGATAGACTGAACGAATGTACCGGGACGCATTGGCACCAGCATCAGCAACCTCAAAACGCGGGTAACTCCGGGGGTTGTCAGGTTGACACTGGGCAGGGCAATGTGCTGAGTACAAAAACGAATTGGCGCCCTCTCTAAAAACAATTGAGCAGTCATTCCTGAAAGGGTACGTATCCGGCACCTCACAATCCACACTCTGGTACACCGCTACATCTGCTTCAACCGCTACTTCACCTAAAAGGAGAAGTTCCTGATCAAATTGACGGTCTCTAACATCCTTGGTGATACGGCCATACCCAGTGATCAACCTATACTTCTTGAACTCATTAGAGTGTTTGTAAAAAGATATGGTGTTGATCAAAAGATCTGGATCTGGAAAATTTGGATATAACCGATTAAGCGACGCCATCATCGCATTAGTTATGGATTCCGTAACCAAAGAAGTTGAAACTTGCTTCTGCAGCCAGTTGAGAAAAGGAACAAAGTAGTCGTACTCAGCAGGCGCCCAAATCTTGCCTTCATAAGTGAACTCCAGATTTATCCCCGACCGTTTGATAGCTGACAATGCACGCGCTGCCTTGCAGTTGATCTTCTCAGGATTGGCAGGGGAATATTGAGTAATGACA